GCCACAAATTTGAGCCACTTAAATCCGCGTCACTCAAATTCGCGCCACTCAAATCCGCGCCGCGTAAATCCGTGCCGCTCAAATCTGAATTCCACAAATTCGCACAGCTCAAATTCACGTCTTGTAAGTTTGTGCTGCGCAAATTCGCCTCACGTAAATTCGCACAGTTCAAATTCACGTCGCGTAAATCTGTGCCGCGCAAATTCGCGTCACGCAAATCCGCGCCGCGCAAATCCGCGCCACGTAAATCCGCGTCGCTCAAATCCGCACGCCACAAATCTGTGTCGTGTAAGTTGGCGCGTTTTCCGCTAGCTATCCCGCTAGCGTACAGTTTATGTAACCGCAAAACCTTTTTCAACTCTTCTTGCGTTGGTTGGTATTGGTCGGTCATGCTGTTTCCTCCTGGTTGCGTGCTTGTTTTTCATAGTGTGCGAGAATGGCATCCTCTAGTTCGTCTGGTAGAACGTCTCCAGGCGTTATCCACGAGATGATATGTGGGATAGCCCACGCGATGAACTTATCAGACAGAATTTTTAGATAATCCTTCCAATCTAGCGTCCTGCGTCCGATGACTTCCGAACCTCCCTTAATGCAAGCAATCGACACATTATACTTTTTCCACCCGTTACAGCGCATGAACTTTTCAGCGATAAGGTTATGCGAATTCCAGTTCATCGTTACATTGGACAGGTCAGTGCCCCGCAAGTCAGCGCCGTACAGATTTGCGCCTTTGAGATTTGCGCCCCGCAAATCAGTGTCGCGCAAATCAGCGCAGTACAGGTCAGCGTCGTACAGATTGGCCTGGTGCAGGTTGGTAAAACACAAGTCGGCCTTGCGCAGGTCAACCCTGGATAAGTTAGCGTCGGACAGATTGGTGTCGGATAGATTGGTGTCAAACAAATAAGCCCCAGATAAGTCAGCCCCGCGCAAGTAAGCCCCGCGCAAGTTGGCCCCGCGCAAGTTAGCCCCGCGTAAGTCAGCCTTGCGCAAGTACGCCTCGGATAAATCAGCGCGGAACAAGTAAGCCTCAGATAAGTCAATCTCGGATAGGTTAGCGCGGATACCGTCGCCTTCCCCCGCCACCCATTGCTTATGTTTGTTTATTATTTCCTTCAATTCTTGTTCTGTTATTTTGTTGGTCATTATGTTTTCCTTTTTGCTAGTCTATTGTGTGTCGGTGTTTATATAGGTGTAGGTGTACTCATACGGGAAACCTTGTATATCCCCGATAGATATTTCGCGCCCACAGGCGCAAGCCCATAGTTCCCATTGTTCCTTCTCGTCGCCGCCTACCCGATGCGACATTTCTGCGGCGCAGTCTTTACAAATCATTGTTTATTCTCCTATTGCTAGTTGCTGACAAGTCTCATCAGGGCGATTTGTTAACCGCCGACGGGGGATAACCCCGTTTCGACTTTATGAAAGAAAAGCGGCGGCTAATTCATAGGTTGCTTCTTGGGGAGTAAAATCAGCCCAGATTTGTCTGTTATCCAGTCTAACGAATTCCCCATCAATTGGGTGGTTAACAACCTGAACCAGAATTCCAAGTTCCCAAATGAACTCTTCTGCATAGCGTTCGTGTTGCGCAACCTGTTCCATCTCGAACAAAACCCGTTGACATAATATGTATTCTGTGGTACACTGTAGTTGAAATTTGTCGTTTCTTGACATTGAAATTTGTCCTTTCAGTCACTCACCGCGCGCGGTGAGTGTTTGTTTTTTAAGTTACTTATAGTATATCACAGAAAGTAACCTTCTCGCATTAGTAGTAGATTAGAAAGTTACCAGTCCTCTATTCACTATCATCCAGCGAGACCAGAGGCCAGGGACAATCGTCCTTCCAGGCTCCGCGCTGCTCTTTAGGCAGGGGCCATTTATCGCCTAAATACGCGGGTATTACATACCGACAAATGAAAGTTGCAATCGGCATCGCCCTTCCAAAACGCTTATGGATATATGCAATGAGCGCTTTGTTTTCTTCATCTGTGAGGGTTAGTTTGTAATATACTCTCTTCGCATTCGCCATTCATGCCCCTTTCTTAGTAATCGATCAGCTTGTTCATGTCCATCCTGGGGCAGACCGGCTCTTCCGGTTGCAACCCCCATGGTGTGTTGGTAGCCGGATAAGTCCGATGATCTTCCCAGAGTAATCCACATTCTGGACATAGATCATCGTCGCTATCATCCGCGCCCGTCTTCAGCAAGGCGCGTTTGTTAATCTCCACGCGAATAGCATTCTTCAACTGAAGATCATTTGACAGAACATAAGACTTGAATAATTGCTCATCAGTCATTTCGGCGGGATTTATTTTTGAAAGTCGCGCTTGCCAGCGCTCTTTTTGTCGCTCATAGCACCCTTTCCAGTCAGGGCAATCGGCGCGTTCAATAATGCGACGGTTGAATTTCGATAGGCTACTCAAACATTCTGATGTTGGATAAATATGGCTCATTATGACTCTTCCTTCTGATTAATCATTCTCAGTAGGGACATGGCCGCAATTATTCCGTATGCGACATTTCCGCTCTTCCACCATTGCAATAGTGTTGTATTTCAACTCACCACTTGCCGAGCATCGAAAGTGTAAATAACGCTGCTGCTTAAAGTACCAATCGGGGTCTTCCATGACCTCGATACAGTATTGCTGAATTTCTTTGTCGCTTAGTCCTTGGGGCAGTAAAATGTGCTCATGGGCGCTATTAATCTCGTAGCCGCCAGGGAACGCGCCCACCGACGGCGCATTGGTTACGCGCTGAACATGGGCAGTGTTGGTTCCATAGGTTATTACCAGATAATGTATATCATCGCGTTGCCCAATATAGATATATTCGCTCATGTCTACCTCGCAAAATCCACCTTCTCCAATTCCTCCCGCGCTATTCCAATCGACAGAATAGACCGAGGAGAAAGGGGAGAAAGGGTGATGTCCTGCGGCTGTGTTCAAAGTTGCGTTCATTTTAGTCATTGTTCAGTCTCCTTGAATATAGAAACATCTTATCGTTTGACTCAAAACCCCGGCAAGTTGCGCCGGGCTTGAGGGGTTTTGAGATGGTTGTGGGGTTTAGCGGCCATTTCCCTTGAACGTTGGTAACGGATGCGCCCAGGCAGCATGAGAAAACCCTAACTGTATTACAATTTCCTCATATCCTACAAATTTGGAATTATCCCACGTTTCGAATTCGTCAGGCGGGGCGTTTCGTAATTCAGCGCATTTTTTAATACCGTCGTCTATAGTGCCGATAATTGCAAAATTTCGCCCGTTCGGGTTGTTTATCATAATGATGTATGGTTTTTGTTCGTGTATTTCGTTTGCGTTCATTTCGTGTTCTCCTTGTGCGCCCTAGTGGGCGCTGTCCCACAATTGTGGGGGTAGATAATATCGAGCGAATTATTGTTAGCGAATTATTGTTATAAATAAACCACTCCCCACGATGATGATAATCCCCCAACATCCGGTGGATACATGCTTCGTTTTCTGGATTTCCTGTTATATGCCCCAAAAGAGTTAATTCGTGTGCATTGGCGGTTTGTAACGAATTGATCCTCCTTTTTATGTTTTTGCTATAGCCCACTTTCACCATACTTGTTTTCTCGCACAAAAGGAAGTAAACAAATCCATTGAGGGCGGGTGTGCGCTTGCGCCTTTGGTTGGATTGGATTCGTGATATAATCCTTTCCCGGTTTTTAGCGTAATATCTGGCATTCGCCGCCGCTTTTTTACACGCAGGCGAACAATATTTCGCCTGCGGATGTGATGTATATGGAATGAAATGGGTATTACATGTCGGGCAAATATATCTAAGCATTTAAACCCTCACAATGAGTATGTTTTAGTCTTCCCAGTCGCCATTATCATAAGTTACAAAAGCGCGGAAACCGAGGCTATCGCGATATATCGTGCTCGATTCACGAGCGTCGATTTCATCTTTGATACTTACCTGGGTAACTTCCATCGCGTCGGCAATGTATCGTATAACCTCACGTTTTGTCGCAAAATAATCTACACTGTGATACCCGTCTGTTCCTTTAATCTCTACCTGATAGTTCATGTCTGTTCTCCTTATCATCGTCTGCGCGTTATCGCGCTCTTAACTACCTATAGTATATCACAGAAAGTAACCGTTTGGCATTAGTAATAGATTAGAAAGTTACCGCGCTTTGTGTGATATGCTACAATGAGGATAGTCGAGGCGTAGGCCAGTGGTGGATCGTATGGACAGGATAGACAGGCTATTTCTTATCGCTATTATGATTGTATCGTGCCTTGTGGCGTTGGGGCTGTTGCTAATCTGGAATAGCGACAGAACAGACAACAGAGACGAGTTGGTAGAACATTGCGAGATGTTGGTTATGCTGATGTTTGATGATGAAGCCGAGACGGAGCATTGCGCGGAATGGGCGCAATTGTTTTATCGAACATATAAAACAGAAGTCGATAAATGTTTTGAATTGTATGATGACGCGCTGTTGGCGCGTTGTTTAGGGCAGATCGCGGATGGGTAATCGCCTGGAATTAGCGAGATCATGGGCGGCCATTATCGGTTATTACGCTGTTTGGCGGCCGACAGAATGGGCGGCGCTTGAGCTGTGGCGTACCGGCCAAATAAAAGCAAAAAGTTACATAGGGCATGAATACGCTTATCCTCGTTGGATGCCCGACCACGAGAAGCCGTTGGATTTAGACTGGCTACACGCCGCGTCCGCGCATCCCGATTGCGTTGGCTATAGGTGCAATAATTGCGAGCAACGCAAGCCACTGAGTGACTATTACCAGGATGAAACTTGCAAAACGGGATACAAAACAATCTGTAAAGGCTGTATTCGCAAACAGGAACGCCAGCGCTACGCTAAAAATATGCAACGCCCGATACGTCCATATGCGCGTAATGAATAATTTCTTAATTTCTTTCGGATGCCTTGACAATATTTATACTTGCTTTATAATAGGATCAGGAGTTGCAATATTGCGATTCCACAGGAAACACGTTAAACTAAATCGAATAGTGGAAACGCCACGCCAAACGTCACGTGGCGTTTTTACATTCTATCCCGCGCAGGTTGCGACCTGATTATCCGCTTCTTTCGTATACAGGTGTGTTCGATCTATGTTAGCCATTGTGGATAGTTAGTGTATCGGTTCGAATCCGATAGCGGGAATCTTATTATGGCGACTGCGAGCGCTGTAATAAGATGTTATAATTTCCTTTCGTCGTCAATGCGAAGCAAACTGACATTGACGGGCTTGCGGAATGTGCCCGCAAAGTACAAAACATTCCGTGTTTTTGTGAATTGACGGAGAGGGCGATTGATGGACGCAACCGACTATCTTGTGTGGGGAATTGTAATTCATTTGGTCTGTGATTGGATTTTTCAGAATGAATGGATTGCTGTTAACAAAGTCTCCCTTCGACATGGGGCTAGTTGGCTGCACGGCTTCATTCATTCTGCTGGAATGATGTTAATCTTCTCTCCTCTGGTCGCGTTGCTTATTGGATTATCACACATAATAATCGACTTGCGCTTTATTATGGCGTTTTGGCGCAAGGTATTTAGGCAGACAACAGCAGGTATGTATGCCGTTCCCGTTGCTGTTTGGGGCGACCAAACCGCGCACATAGTTATAATTGCTTTCGCGGCGTTGATGATAGGATAGCGCCTATCAATTTTGAGTGTTCGTAAACACAGACGGGAGAGTTCCCAATGGTAGATGGAAAACGCAAGAATGATGAACCGGAGTTCGTACAGGCTCACGTTATAGTGAGTGTCGAGCTGAAGTGCCCTATGCAGTGGGGCAAGCGCAAGGTATCGCACTTAGACGTGACTGTGTTTAATCAGGATGATGTCAGTGTTGGCGACGGGATTCTTATCATCAACACAATCGCGGCGGGGATATTTGAATTTTTTCCGCTCGATAATGTTGTAAAATGGAGAGTCGTTAGCCACCTTGTCCCACCACTAGAAGGTTATGAGTTTGATACCTACGAGTATTCGCCCTATACCTACCCGGAACGAGTGGGGGGGTATTTAGGATCATACTCGAACGATGCGGCGTGTCTCGGCTTCCTGGATAGTGGCATGCAAATTACGCTAATGAAAGACCTGGAAGCAAAGGTCTAATCTAACTAGGCGCTATCCTGTCATTTATTGAGGTTAATCGATGAAATGGGTTAAACAGAAACGAAAAAGTAAAATAGCAACTGGCTCAGCGCACATAGTTGTAATTGCTTTTGCGGCGTTGATGATAGGTAACTGATGAAGAGCGGCCTAAGACATGAAAATAAAAACTGAGGTCAATTTTGATAGATGAAATCTATGTCGAGTACATGGCGCTCTCGGATCTAATGAATCGTCAACACCCGGCGAATCCAAAGAGCCATGACCTCGGAGCAGTTATTACTTCATACAAAGCCTACGGCTATGTTGCGCCGGGCGTTATTGACGAATTGAGCGGGCTGTTCCTTTGCGGGCATGGCCGGACACAAGCCCTCAATATGATGAAACGACAGAAGATGGAAGCGCCAGGGCGCATTGATGTTCGTGATGACGATTGGTATGTGCCAACCAATCGGGGTGTTCGGTTCGAGAACGAAGCGCAAGTTAAGGGATACCTGATAGCCGATAATCGTCTCACTATTTTGGGCGGTTGGGATGAACACGCGCTAGTCGATATGCTTCAAGAGCTAGCGACCATCGATGAGGAAATGGTGATTTCGAGTGGGTATGATCTAGATGATTTAGACGCTCTTTTGTTTGGGTTGTCATTTGAATTAATCGGCGATAGTGATAATGTTGACGGCAAAAACCAGCGCGATATTATGGATAAAATACACGGCACAGGAGCGCGGTTAATTCGGTTTGAATTTGGCGATATTGGGGTTATGGTAGATTCTGTAATATATCAAAACACATTGAAAATTTTGGGCGGAGTTGATAATAAAGCAACTATGATTGAGCAAATAATAAAAGCGGGGATTGATGTTATCAGTAGCCATAGTTGATGCAAATGCTAAAGCGAATAAAAATTATAGCCAATATCAACTAACATCAGTTGTTTCCCGATGGTTGGAATGGGAATGTCAAAAAAAGAACATAAATATAGTTGATATGGGGAAGGCTGATATTGTTTTCGTGTGTCATGCCGGGATCGTCGATTGGGTCAAGCGGATAAAAACAATACGGTCAAAAGCGCCGCGTGGCTATCTTATTACAGGCGGCGCAATAGACACCGCCCCATTAACTGCGCTGAAATATTGTGATGCTGTTGTTATTGGTGAAGCATACCGGTTTGTCCGGCACATTTTGAATTTGTGTCGTCGGGAAAACTCAATTGATGCGATTCGAGAATTTATTATTCAGTATGAACACGCGATAGAAAGATCGCAAATAAGCGAACTTGAACGGGATATGCAGAATCTATGTTTATTACAAGATATACCTTCACACCTGGCAAGCCCAGATGAATTTGTTGATTGGAATGTCCCTCCGGTCTTATCTGATGATGATTGTGTTCGATTAATTGCATCTAAAGGGTGTCGTATGAAATGTAAATTTTGCGCGACAACATGGCGACAACCATATTTAGTATCTCCTTATGGTAAACGCTTGGCAGCAATTGCTTCTCGATTGCAATCAGAGAAAAGGAAGGTAATGTTGATTACAAATGATGCCGCAGCTCTGCCTTTTTTGGGAGAGGTTGCGCACACAAAGCTAAGCGCTCAAAGCCTCTCTTACCACGCGCTAAAAGATGAGTCGGTTATTATGGATATTATCAAATCAAAGCCCAGAATTGTAAGAATAGGAGTCGAGGGAATCTCCCATCGTATCCGGGTGGCAGTAGGGAAACCAATTTTGACAGATCGGTTATTGTTCATTTTAAAGATGTTTCAAAAAGCCAGAATCAATACGCACTTATTTTTTATTCATGGGATGCCTTATACAAATGATAGTGACTGGGAAGAGTTCAAAGACTTATATTTACAATTAGTATCACAGTGTAAATGGGGGATTACTCGGTTAAAATTTACCACGTTTAACCCTCAGCCTCCCACACCCATGACGCGGTTTATACAGCCTGCAAATCAAGATACTAAGATGCAAAAATTTTTAGAGTGGGCTAAGTTCAATTGCGCAACCAAGCATATAATGCGGATACAGGGTAGGCGTAATAAAAAATGGCAACTCGATTATGGTGACACTTTTGATGTTTCAAAGTCATATATAGAATTTATGCAGTCAAGTAGAGATACTACTGATATTGCGCCCTCGCTAGGCGAGTTCGGGAGGCTTGGTAGTGAATTGGTCAGGTGGCCGTCATCTGCAAAAACGCGCTGGTTGTTGGGAAATAAATACAAGCAAATGATGTTAAACCGGAGCTAATCGACGATGGCGGGTAGACTGCATGATAAGGCATAACCACATGGTACAATGCGCGGAGAAACCTTATGCGAAGCAATAACCCCCACGCACATCAATGCGGGGCAAAAACTCGCAATGGCGGAACGTGTAAAAACCCGCCAATAACCGGGCGCACGCGCTGTCGTATGCACGGTGGCAAAACACCCAACGGGTACGCCCTGCCCCAGACTAAGCACGGGCGATATAGCAAGTACCTTCCAGCGCGATTGGCGGATAAATACAGGGAGGCGGCTAGTGATCCCGACCTGTTGAATCTCAGTTCAGAAATCGCGCTTATTGATAGCCGCATTGCCGAGCAGCTTGGGAGAGTGGCTGGAGATGCCATCGGTCATATCTGGGCGGAAATACGGAGGGTCTCGAAAGAGCTTTCGTTAGCAGTTCAGGCGCAAGACGCAGAGTGGATGCAAAAACTGTTCAGAGAACTTGATGAGTTATCCCGACAAGGCAATGCCGACTATCGAGGTTGGCAAGATATTCTTGAGTTAATTGAACAGCGCCGCAGGCTCGTAGAATCGGAGCGCAAGCGGCGGGTAGAAATGCAGCATAACATCACGGCGGAACGTGCCGTGCTGCTTGTGTCGGCCATTGTAGGGATTATACGTGATAATGTACAGGACAGAACCATTCTTGCCGCAATCCAACATGACGTTGGAAAACTCATTACTATCGATAGTACATGATCGACTTAGCGACGCGGCGGATAATCCGTTAGCGCTCTCAGATTTGCCAACCCCATATGACAGACAACGGGAAATTCTGCTTTCCCCGGCAATGCGTAAAGTCGTAGTCGCTGGGCGGCAAGTAGGAAAGACCATGATGGCGAGCATGTCGGCCATCGGGGGAAAACAATATGGCGGATGCGGACTGCTGGACGGCGCTCACGTGCATCTGTCAAGCACGACGCAAGACCAGTCCGATTTATTTTGGGATTATATCAAGACCTGGCTACGGCCATTATTCGACATGCCCGGCTTTTATAAGAATGAAAGCCGGCGCATTATAGAATATCGCGGTGGCAGAATTCGGGTGAAAACAGGCAAAACACCCGACACCCTGCGCGGCGGAAATGTTAATAAGTTGATTTTGGATGAGTGTGGTAGGCTTGACCCTACCGCGTGGAAAACTGTCGGAGCGCCCATGCTGGTCGCTCGAAGGGGCGTTGCTGAATTTTATGGCACGCCATTGCGCCGTAATTGGTTTTTCCGATTATTTCTTAGCGCCAATGATCCGCAAAATACTGAGTGGCAAGCGTGGAACTTTAGCACGTTAAAGAATCCGCATTTATCAGAAGAGGCTTTGAAGCTGCTCATAGCGGACATGACTGAAGAGGATTATCAGGAAGAAATACTCGCCCAGTTCCTGGCCGGACAGGGCGCGGTATTCCGCTATATTGATGAGCGCAGTACGGCCACGATACAAGGGCCATATGAGGGGCGCTTTGTTTTTGGAATTGACTGGGCGCAAATAAAAGATTACACGGTAATCGTGGTCATTGATCGAGACAAACAATGTGTGGTGGATTATGATCGATTCAACGGCGTTGACTGGGCATTGCAGCGCGGGCGCGTTGTAACGATGTATGAGAAGTGGAAGCCTTATGTTATCTGGGCTGAAGAGAACAGTATCGGAAGCCCAAACATCGAGGCGTTGCAACGCGAGGGGCTTCCCGTGCGCGGCTTTATGACAACGGCGAGAAGCAAGCCTGGGCTTATCGAAAGCCTTGTTCTGGCTTTTGACCGGGGCGAAATAGAAAGTTTAAACGACCCGGTTATCAAGGGCGAATTGATGAGTTACGAACGGAAAGTAACGCCCACGAACCGCAGTCAGTACAGCGCCCCGGACGGGATGCACGATGATTGTGTGATCGCGCTTGCGCTGGCATGGCACGGTGTGATGCGTAGCGCCACTGACTTATCGGTGATATTTATTTAAAATAAGGGATTTTCGCATTGGGTAAAAAGAGGAAGCGACGCGGCGGCGGCAAGAGCAAACAGAAAAAGCGGACAATCAAAAGTCATAATCTATATCCGCTTACGCTAGGTGGCCTTGCTTCATATGGGGCGCATGTACAATCAATGCCTGAAGGGAAATATGGAGCGTCCCTTGCTTTTATGCTGGTGCAGGAAGTCCGCGCCTCGATACTAAAGATTGTCGAGTCTGTTCTATCATTCAGATGGGATATTGTGAAATATCCCGGCATTGAACGCGAAAACGGGGAGATCATTGCGCGTTCAAATGATGTGGGAAGCAGGCACAGCTTTCAAAAAGAAATGCGTAACTTTCGAGAAATTAATGGCACATCATTGCTGGATGTTATCGCGTGGTCATGGTTGCTTTATGGCGAGGTCTTCATTGAGCGAAACATCGCGCCCTTCGCAATGATAACATTAGACTGGCTTAACCCAAGAGGCGTTACTGTTCAATATGATAATCAGGTTACAGGCTATCGTTATGGTTGGGCAAACGAATACATATCATTCAAGCCAGAGGAAATCGCGTACTGGCACAATAGAAATTCAGAAAACGATTTCATCGGGCTGCCTATAGTATCGACAATTTTAGACCAGATTGATATTACCCGCGATGTTGCTCGATATTGGTCTCGGTATTTTATCAATGACGCAAGGCCGGGCGCGGCGGCCTCCCCCACTGGAGATCAAGAATTCTTTGAGAAGGATTCTGAGCAATTACGCCAACAATTTAAAAGCGAGCATCGCGGCACGCAAAACGCATGGCGCATGGCAGTCTTTAATAGACCGATGAACATTGTCACCTTCGATGCGCCGGATTTATCTAAACATGTTACGTTAGATCAACACATATCTCAAAAGATTTACAGTATGTTTGGAGTTGATCCGGCCATATTGGGAGATACGACAGCCAGCCAATACAAAGACAAGCGCGAACAATTCTATCGCTTCACTGTAATCCCATTGGCTCGAAACATCGAAGAGTTCATCAATCTCTCTCTTTTGCCTTATTACATCGCGCCCGGAGAGTTTGTGCGGTTTGAGTTTGATACCAGCGCATTTGATGCGCAACCAGAATTAGACCGGCAGCAGGCCGAATTAATCAATTTGCAGGTGAGCGGCGGGTTAATGGATTTATATACCGCCGCAGAACAGCAAGGTATCACGCCTAATCCAGCGCAGCGCGGGATGTATAATATCGGCGGAATGCTTGTCCCCGCCTCCGAAATAAGAACGCTTTGGGAAAAGCAACTGCCTATGCCATCCGATTCTTTTGGTCTAGAATCTTTTGATTTAGAAGCGCCAAATAACAGCGATGATATAGGAACCGATAGCGCGTTTGGAGAACAGGAAAATACCCCGTTCCCTTTTGAAATAAAGCATAAGGGAATGTCTTGTAGTTGTTCTAAGCATGATGAGATAAGTCAACATGATGAAGATTTAATGTGGGACTTAGAATATGACGACCAATCTTATCATGACCAAATCATTAATGAATTGAACACGCTACGCAAGTTCGTAGCAGAACGAAAAAGCGGCAGAAAAAAAAACAATCGGCCATTTGAATGTCATGCTCTGCCATTCTGGTTAAGCCATAAAATTCAGGATGAATTTAATAAAGGCTATTCATCAGTTTTCAGTTATGAACAATTGACGAATAATCCTCGCGTTAAGAGCCTGGAAAGCTATAAACGCTTTTTGCGCAGTAATATCCGGGGCTTATGGTCGGGGGAACTTGACCGTCCTCAATTCGAAAGCAACATGAAACGTCTAATTGAGAATGAGTTTCGCATTGCTTTTGAGGATGGCGTTAAACGAGGCGGCGCGTCAATGAGCGATTTAACTGATGAGCAACGCGCCAAAATAGGAGAGTTGATTGCGCAAGAGCAATCCCATGTCGCTCAATTTGCCGACGCGATTATTGAGCGCTCGCGGGCTGAAGGGGGAAGGTTAGGTCAATTGCAAGCCCGCGCCGATAACTGGATTGTCCGCTTCAGTCAGGTGGAAAAGTATGGTTACGCGGTTGCCAACTGGGATAAACGCCTCGTGTGGCGGCGCAACCCCCAGGCCGACGGTTGTGTGGACTGCCTGAAATTAGACGGGAAAGTAAAATTCGGGCGCGTCTTCTTTGAACAGGATGTTATACCCCAGAGCAGTCGTTTAAATTGCTTTTTAGGCTGTCGCTGTGATTTAGAAGAAACCGATATGCCAATAAGTCGAGGGCGTTTACCGCGCCTGATTGGGCCCCAATAATTTAGGAGAATGACCAATGCCTTATCTCGTGGCCGAAAGACAACGTGAAAATGAAACCGTCTTTTGCGTTTTCAAAGAAGGCGAAGACGGCGAGCCGGTTGGCGATTCTTTAGGATGCCATGCCACTGAGGAAGAAGCCCATGCCCAAATTGCCGCGATTGAAGCGAGTGAAAATCAAAATAAATCTATATGCGATTATCGTTTGGGCGCGGCAGTAAAATCGCTCGGCAATGATCGCTATGGCGGTTATCTTGTGCGATGGGGAACTCCAGAAGAGCGCGATTTACAGGGCGAATATTTTACCCCTGAAACTGATTTCGCGCTAGACTGGTATAATGAAAGACCTATGCTATACCATCATGGCATGGACGGCACAATGAAATCTGTTAAGCTGGGCCCCATTGATACGTTAAGTCAAGACGAAATTGGCTTGTGGGCGGAAGGTCAAATCGCGTTACATAATAAATATGTAACGATAATTAAACAACTAATTGATAGGGGCATTATAAATTGGTCGTCTGGCAGTTTACCGGGGCTTATAGAAATTGACGAGGATGGACATATTAAAACGTGGCCGATTGTCGAAGGTAGTTTAACCCCTACCCCGGCAGAACCAAGATCGGACACCCGTATTCGGAATTTGAAAACGCTAGCATTAGATGATTACTTTGGGAAAGAGGCAGTATTGCCTAAAGCCGAGGGAAAACAAGATGCTAATGATAATTCACAGAGTAACCAATCGCATAAACAAATAACAGAGGAGAAAAGACGCATGGCTAAAAATGCGCAGAAACAAATTCCCCCGGAATTAATGGAGGAACTGGACGCGAGAATCCGACAGATTGTACAGGAAATACTCGCGGGCACGGAAGAAGAAGAAGCGGTTGAAATCCCGCCGGAAGTGGCGGATGAAGCCGAAGAAACTATTGTGGAGGGCACAATAGCCGTTGTAGAAGAAGCAATCGAACAAGCGGAAGAAATGCCACTGGAAGAAGAGCCTGAAGCGGTTCGTTCCTGGCTTAATAATCTTGTGGATACTAAGGTGGAAGAAGTGGCCGCGCAATATATCAATGACGCGCTTGCTCGCCATGAGCGTAATGATCGTCTTAAGAAGCTAGGCAAACGCTTGGGACGCGCCAGTCGTAAAAGTCAGATAGGCGGCTTTCGCGCCCCTGCTGTACATGTCCGCGATTTAGATGTTGAGGAAAAACATCGTTATAATCACATGACGGCAAGCCAAATGTCCTTTATGGTAGACTTTTGCCAAGCGGCCAGAAAAACAGGCGGAAACATAAATTGGCGACCTACCACAACATTCTTTAAAATGTTGGCTGATAAAACACTTGAAACATATCAGAGCGGCAATAGCATTGAGTATAGTGTGATCGCTGGCGCTAAGAGCGTTATGGGCATGAAGGCTAATGAACTTGACCATACTACTAATACAGGGTTCGGCCTAGAATGGGTTCCTACTCTATGGTCGCAGGATGTTTGGCGTAGAGAACGATTGGATAATCATACATTGTCTGTATTTCGGAATATTGAGATGCTCTCCAATCCGTATGAGTATCCAGTCGAAAGCACTGACCCTACCGCGTTTTTCGTGGGAGAAACGACAGATGAAGCCGACTTAACTATCAGTGGATCGGGCGCGGCATTGCCGGATTCAAAAATAGGGACCGCGAAAGTCACATTTAATGCCAAAAAGCACGCGGTTCGCGTTGGTATTTCCGCCGAATTGGAAGAGGATGGCATTGAACGTCTAATGCCTGTTTTCCAAGAGCAGGCTGTTCGCGCCGTTCAGGATGGTCATGAAAATGTGAATTTAAATGGCGATACAGCCACAGCCGGAAACATCAATTATGATGGTGGAACACCGACAGCGACAAACAATTATATGGCCTACGATGGCCTAATTAAAAATGCGCTGGTCACAAATAGCACGAACGCGCTATCAATGGCCGGCAATAATCCAACGCTTGCCGCCATTCGGGAAACACGTTCATTGCTCTCGTCCGCAAATGCGGCCATTCCAAATAATTTGGCGATTTTTGTCGATTATCCGACATATTCGAAATTGCTTGGTTTGGATGAATTCATTACCATGGATAAGGCCGGGCCAAATGCTACCGCGCAAAAGGGCGTTTTAGGCTTTGTTGATGGCATTCCAGTTTATATATCAGCGCAAATGCAATTAGCAGACGCTGATGGAAAGATCACCTATGATGGCAATGTCGTAAGTCGGGGACGCTTGGTTATTGCCCATGTTCCGAGCGTCATGATTGGTTATCGCCGTCGCGTTAACCAGTCTATCACATACATACCATACTACGATTCGTGGCAATTGGTTGTTACCACCCGCCACAATATACAGATACGCGATAACGATTCTGTCGCTATTCTGTATAATATCGCTGTTTAAAGTCATAGCATGATGAGGGGGTTTAATACCCCCTTCTATAATCAAGGAGAAATCACATGGTTTTGCAAGAGCAAATTGGAATTACCAAACCCATTATCGCCTATCATTTCGCATTGGCGGATTTACAGGCTTCCCAAACAGATACAGAAATTCCGGTGTTAGGTGGTGTGGATGGTGTGTATACCGCGTGGGATAGAGGCTTTTTAGTTGGTTATTCTATTGGTTTATCAGCCGCGTTTACGGCGGGCGCGGTTACGGTCGAATTGGTTACGGCAGGCGTTGATACTGGCATTGATATTAGTATTGATGTTGCTGCCACAACCGCATATCAAGGGAAATTTAATTATGGCGATTATCCAATAGCGGCAGGCGCGACCATTGGAGCTACCTATACTAGCGATGGTAGCGCTGCGCCAACTACAAATGACCTAATCATGACGTTGTATGTTATGTATGAGGAAATACGAGTATGACAGTAAAAAGGATTATCCGTGTACATAGAATATATCAAGGGGTTGGGGGAAAAATAATCCAACTGGGTGATTATGATATAGAAGACCCCAACTTGCTAGGGCTAACAGAATTCTTGCTTGAGGGCGATTTTGCCAAATCTATTTTGGAGGAAGAGCCACAAAAAGCAAAAAAGCAAGCGAAGGCTAAGCCCTCTAAAAACAGAGAGCAATTGACGGAGGGCTAATTCAATGCTCAAAAATCGCACACGAGCAACGCCAGTTATAACGCCAGGCATCACGGCGGGCGCGTATGCCGCCGGGGATGTTGTTGGCGGTCTTATCATTTTTGATTTTAAGGAAATGTTCGGCGGAACATTGCGCTCAATAAAGATCATAGACGTAGCGGAACAAGACGAGGCGTTTAAGGTTTATCTATTTGATCGCCAACCTACAACTATCGATGATAATGATCCGTTTACACTTTCGCTTTCTGATTGGCAAAAATGGGTTGGAACAATTACCGTTAGCGCTAGCGACTATGAGTCGCTTAACAATATTGCCGGAGCGGATAGCGATAGTTGGGCTATCGATTTTGCATCAAGTGGCGGTTTGTTATACGCATATTTTGTGACAACAGGAACGCCGACTTATGCCGCCGCGACAGACCTTAGCATTAGAGCTTACGCCTGGATGGATTAATCTATGGTTGTTCGACAACGGCGAAACCTTATTTTGGCGCAATCAGTATTGCGGCTTATTCAGTCATTAGATGGCTATCTTGTTTCCTGGCCTTTACAAGAAGTGTCTGGCGATGTTGCTTATGCCAATAATCCGGCCAATGGCGCGATTAAGGCCAGTTCCCAATTTCCAGGTGCGGATGTTGTTATCAATGGTGATTTTGATACGGATACTGACTGGACAAAAGACGCGGCGGTAACTATCGCGTCTGGCAAGGCGACATGGGATGGAACACAGGTTGCTAACGCTGATTTGACTGCTACTGTTGCGCCGCTTACAAATGGTATTCGTTATCAAGTGACGATTGTCACTAGCGGCATATCGGCGGGTACGGTCACGCCTATTTTAGGCACACAAGCGGGAACGGCGCGTTCTGCTAACGGGGAATTCACGGAAGAATTTACCGCCAACGGAACGGCGCTTATCCTTCGAGGCGATAGTGATTTTACAGGAAGCGTGGAATCTATCGTAGTAAGGCCAGCAAACCCATTAAATGGCGATTACAATAATGTCACAGTTGGACAATCTGGCAACAGTCGTGTTCCTTATAATACAGCGGGCTATAACGGTACAACAAGCTATACAAATGCTTATAGTTCTGAATTGGACATTCTCTTTGATCCAACTCAAGGTACGTTGTTGGCGCTTATAGAGATTACAGATTCAAATGTTTGGACAGATGGGATAGCCCGTTTCGCTGCATTTTTTGGCGCGGATCAAACTGCCAATTTTGCTTACATTTCTAAATCCGCAACGCATAATCGTATCGATCTTGTTTATGAAGCAGGGAATATAGTCAAATTAATCACACTTTCTTCTCAAACATTTACAGGTAGGCGCTTATTGACTCTTACGTGGGATACTAACGTTGACCAAGTTAAAGGCTACGTAAATGATACATTGATAAATACCCTGTCTGGACTAGGAACGTGGGTAGGCGCATTATCCTCTACTAATTCAATTATTGGAGCAATAAATACAGTGCCCCAAAACGGATGGAAGGGCAATTTGGCATTTGTAGGGCTTTATGACCAAGCATTGTCACAAAGCAATATTATCCGTGTTGCGCGATCATTGGGGGTAATTTAAGATGACATTTACTTATGCGACCACCGATCAATTCTTTGATGAACAGCCACCTCCTAGCGAATTAGGGGTTAGCGCTCCTACAAAACAAAAAATACTGGAATACGGGCAGCGAGTGGTCGGAAAATTCAAGCAGCGTTTTGGTTTTGAGTTTGCGCCGCTTCTCGATACAAAATATCAGAATGTAGTAGACGCTCTTGTCGGAGACCTGATTAAGGGTATGTCTCTTTATTTACAATATCCTTTATTATCAATAACATCTGTGACTTTGGGAGACGGAACATCGCTAGTAGAAAATACAGATTATCGCTTATATCCACGTGGACAATCCCCCGCGATTGCGTTGCGGCTTATCAACACGTCGTTGTCATGGACAAGTAGAACGGATAATACAAGCGAAATCGAGATAGTCGGAATCTGGGGTTGGCATTCAGATTACGATAACGCCTGGGTATCCAGTGGCGATGAGGTTAAAGACGACCCTAACATTTCGGCCACCGCCACAGAGATAACCGTTGCCGATGTGACCGCCGCCGATGGTTGGGGTTTAACTCCCCGCTTTTCGCCCGGCCAGTTTATTCGCATTGAGGATGAATACCTAAGCATTGTCAGTGTGGATATAGGCAATAAAAAACTAACTGTTGTTCGGGGCATTCGCGGCAGTACCGCCGCCAGTCATGTGTTGGATACGCCAATTGACACCTTTAAGCCAGACAATGCTATCGTTCGAGCCGCGCAAAAGCAAGCCGCCTTTGATTTGGCGAGAGCCGGGCAGTTTAAGCGCGTAACATTCGCCGGGCTTAGAATAGAACAGCTTCCAGACATTTCGCCGGAAGTCGAGCAGATTTTAGGGACTATTGAATTTAATCGAAGGATAAGCGTGTGAGTTCCAAACCGGATATGGATGATTACCTAGACCGAATTTCCGCCATTCAGCTTGCGCTTCCTTCTAATTCGGAAGGCTCGAAATACCCATTAGAAGCGGGCGCGGGTTATCCCTTTTGGTTGAATGTGTCGCTTCCCTGGCGCATCGCGTTAAATACCGACCATCGGACAAGTCGGATTACATTTGTAGTTCAGATGTTATTGATCCGGTCTCCAATGGCTAATATGTTTCAAAAAGATTATGAACAACAGATTATCAAGGATATGGCCGATATAGTATGGGGGTTCATGAGCGATCCGAATTACAAGAATCTAATTGTCGATTCATTCACAGCTATGCAGCCGGGTTTTATTTCCGGTAGCGCCCGCATTCAAAATCCTACCCGTTTTTCCGGGCAGGTAGGAACGCTAGGCGATTATCTGGGATCGAGCTACATTTTGGAATGGCAACATTACATGCACAGAGATAAAGGTACATGATATGTTGGACATGGTATTCGATGTACCAGAAGTTCTAAATCTATATGTTGACCAACTAGAAAGAACGCCACAAGCGGTGAGAACCTTCCTCGACGGCACTGTTCGAGGCTATCTGGATAATCGCCGATTAGCAGAACTTGGTCAAATTCCGGGCGCGGTAGTGCTGCCTATTCAATGGACAACGCCATTACAACAGCGTGCGTTTTTCGCGTCTAAAGGTTTCGGGAAAGGGATTCCAACCCAACGCACCAACGCTATCCCGGAAGGTTGGAAAACGGTTATTTCCTTAGAAGATTTACAAGTAGGTTATCTAAATGACCATCCCGGCGCGGAATTTGTTATAGGAGCGTTTCAGCAATTTTTCCACGCCCGCACCGGATGGAAGCGCGAGGATCTGCTCGCGCTCAACATTTTGACGGAACCGGCGTTAGATGACATTCTGCTAGAAGGATGGATATCTATTGTCGATATTCAGAAATCATTGATTTAGGAGGCATATATAATGGCATTAACTGAAAGCAAATTGGCTCGTATCTCAGCCGAGGAAGTACAAATCGCATTTCGGGACGATAATGGCTATCCACAGGGGCAAGATACAACCCCTAATGTAAAGTCCGTTCCTCAAACAGACAACGCATACGTTCCCGAAGGGGTTATTACAATTGATCCGCAAGGAGCAACTTACCCGAAAGTAACTATATTCGGAACAAATGTTTTCGCCTCTATTCCGCAACCCGCGTCGGCGCTTGGCATTCCAACATTTCAATTATCGAGGCAAGATGAATTGTTGGATTCGTTTGCCAATAGTGTAACTATCGACACAACGACTAATACAGCGCGACTCACGTATGGCGAGAATGAAAGCCGCCGCACGTTCCCCTTCTTCAAGGTATCGATGGCAGAATTAGTAACTGATGTTGATACTGGAGCGTATTGGTATCGCCACCACATTTTTCCTAAATGCACATTAGTGAAAATGGTGGACACACCAGCGGCGCAGATTACGGGCGATGTTACTAATCCCGCGCCTGTAACTTATGCGCTAGACTTGTCGCTAGATCAACGTGATATAAATGGCATGTTATTCAGTGCGCAAGATTTAGGATTGGAGCGCGATAGAACCGCAAGGCTCAATCGTCGTAGCGCGAAACGACTGGCGTATACGACATTCGTGGCCGATGGGGTAGCGACTACGTTCGCGTTGGGGTATCGCCCAACCAGTTCGGACGCGACTGGTAGCGCCGAAAATAACATTACCCTGAACGGCGTGCAAACCGCCGTCACTAGCGTAGCTACAGACGCGACAAAACTTGTCACGTTGACTGGCGCGGGTTCGGCGAACGATATTTGGGTTGTCGAATACGAAACCGATTTTATCACCTAATAAATCACAATGAAGGGAATACGAAATGACTATAAATGATCCACGCATCGGACGTTATGCCGGAAATCCCCCGACAAAAACATTGTGCGGCAATCCATGCTCGCCGCCGTTCCCCGGTACATATGGGCTGGGCAGCGAGCATTATGCCGTAAAGGACATTTTCCTTACCGGGGATTGGGAAGCGACACTTGCCGAGCTTCGGAAGGTGGTAATCGATAATTCAGATACATCTAAGCGCGGGATAAAAGCTAAATCCAATGAATGAGAAATACATCGTAACTTCAAGGATCGCCGGAGGCGCGATAACCATTTCCTGGCATCCATATGTGACTTACAAATTGCAACAAATCACGTTGGACATACAGCAGGAATTAGAAGGCGAGCTAGACACGCCAGATTTTATGACCAGTGTTTGGCATATTGTCGAAGTTTGTGCGGTAGATATAAAAATCAATTCTCATCATGGAAACGCGCATATAATCGGCTTGTCTGATTATTGGGAAAAGCGCGGGGAATTGTCATATGCCGAGCGGCTCGCCATGTTTTATGAATGTATCAGCCGTGAAATCGCGGGTGAATTATGGCGCGGTTATTCCGCCACGCGCCAGGAATTGCCGGGCGTTAGCGATGATTTGGCGGAAGGAAAGCCGGACGATAACGACCCAAAAGACACGAGCGATGGTGGGAAGCGGTCAGGCAAGAAGTCCTAACGCACGCGCAGCCAATAGCGCGGCATATCGGCGTTTCATCATCGCCCCGGCAGACTTATTACCCGTTTGAATTTACGCCGCGCATTAATATTGGCTTAGTTGCGCGTGTTTATCTGCGCTGGGTATCTGAAGGCCGACCCTTCATTTATCCCGGTTACTTTGAGGAAACACTCGCCGCCAACCCTTCGCACACTGAACATTTATACTGGTTTGAATCCGTCATCAGGTTTTTACAGACTGAGAATAACAACAAATGACTCAAGACCGCGACATAAACGCTAACCTAAATTTAAGGCCAGTTGGCGATAAAGAGGTAATCGCGGCCATTCGCGCTATTACAAAAGAAATGGACGCGCTTAAGCGCGAAGCCCGATTTGACCAACTGGCAAAGGGAGTGGCAAACTTCGCGAAGCGCACCGGGAACACAGCGCAGGCGGTACGGGTTTTAGCGCAAGAATTGGCAAAGGTTGGCGCGTCGGAAGATGAAATTAAGCGCGTTACCCAACAATTTGAGCGCCTTCGCCAGACGACAAAGGATATTCGCCCACCCGATATGCGGCCTACGGGTATGGGCGCGGGCGCTGCCGGTGGCGTGGATGCGGGGCGTTTAGGTTCAGTCGCCGGTTTTGCCGGGCAAGCGGCGGGCGCTGCCGGATTAGGCGGGATAGGATCGCAATTAGGGCTTTTAGGATCAAGTTTGGGAGCGCTTGGGCCCGTTGGCGTTGCGGCAACGGCGGCTTCTGTTGGGTTAGGCGTGGCGCTTACTAGCTTGCGAAAAAGCGAGGAAGAGGCGGCTAAAGCGATTGAGCGCACGCTTGCCTTAAATGAAGACCGAGTCGCGTTAGATCGACAGACGAGCGAAGAGCTAGAAAAACTCCGCGAAACCCGGCAGGCTTCAATTGAGGATTTGCAAAAATTGGTTAAGGCGGCGGAGGAGCTGGCCGCAACCGCCGAGGCTGGTGAACCGCGAATTGAGGGCGCGGCAAGTAACTGGGGCGAATTTGTAAATAATCTGCAAACCAATCTTTTTGAGATTGGAGACGCGGTTGGCTTGGTTGGAAGTGAAGCGGACACTGCGCAAGCGGGATTGGCCGACCTGCGAGATCAACTGGCAACCGCCGAGGGAGAACTGGCGAATGTCGAGGGCGCGCTCCGTTCCGACGAGGTGGCTGCCAATGACGCGGCGGCGGCGCTGGAAGACTTAGCCCGACAAATGGATGAGGACTTGCTAGACGCTGCCTCCGATGCCGGGGAAGCGATCCGCTTTGAAACGCAGGCATTATCCCGTTCTAAGGAAGCGAATGAAGCAAGATTAGACGCTATTGACCGCGAGAAAGAAGCAATCGAAGCTGAATTGGCGGTTCTGAAAGCGCGGGGAAGCACTAGCGAAAAAGTTACTCAACAAATTGAAACGTTGAATGAGAAGCTATCCGATTTAGGAACTGAAGCTCAGACAGTCGCCGATATCGCGGATACGCAAGTTAGCGAGGCGTTTAAGAAAGCTGGCGAGGAGGCTCAACGAGCCGCCGAAACTACCCGAAAAGAAGCGCGGCGCACGGCGGAAAACGCGAAGAAGGAAAGAGAACGCGCCCGCGAACAGGCGGAAAAGGATCGCCTCAAGGGTCTGGAAGACGAGCTTAAAACGCTTATTGATTTTGCCAATAAACGGGCGGAAATAGAATTTGACGCTCAGGTTGAACGCCAGCAAATCGCCATTGACGCTAACCGCGAGCAAAAGCGCATGGTTAGAGAAGCGACGCAAGAAACTAATCAGGACTTTGAACAAGATTTTCTAGCCGCTTTCCAAAGACAACAGGAGTTAGCTTTTCAATTAAGCGAACGCCAGATTGCGGGAAGAGAAGCGTTCCAAGATGTATCAACGGGCGTTCAAAACCAACTACTACAATTAGGGGCGCAACAGGAAGCGCAGGCCGTCACAACGCAAAATATCAACACATTTAATTTCCCAACATCAACGCGGCAAGAGATATTGCAGCTTATGCAACAACTGGGGATCACTTAATGGTACTTACATCCAAAAGAAACGCCATAGCTTCTGGGCATGACAATATTGAGGGTTTAGTCAACATCGAGACTATTAAAGTTGAGAATATCTTCTTTAATATTGTGGATGATTTGAATCGCTGGTCAGACGGCGTTGGTGGCCGTCGGGGGGATGGCATAATATTTTCCAGGGGAAGACCTAGAACTACTTGGGAAGCCGGATTTATCACCGAGGCGCAATGGGAATTCCTCTATACCAGCATCTTAAGAGGAAACCGAAGCGGAAAAGTAACAATCGTTACCCAACGCTACCGCGAGGACTTTTATGTTATTTGCAACGCCGTATTAGATATTGGCGATCCCTCAGCGCTTAACCGCGCTGGCGGTAGGCCGTCGCCATTTGTTTATCGTTTTGTTATTAACAAAGTTTTGGAGGAAGAGCTTGTGCATGGCGACATTTACACACAAAATGGCAGTACCGCCCAAACCGGGATTACTACTACCCCGACAAAATTAACCGGATTCGCAGCCAACGGTTTATCGTCAGGCACGACCCCGGCACATACAACGGATGATATTACCATTGCTTTCGGCGGCGATTATACGGCGCAATTTCATATTGACGCGATTGCCGACGCTTCTACGCAGTTTGTATTCACATTCTACATAAACGGGGTAACTGATAATTATAGCTGTGAATTGACAACGAACGCCACTCCCGACCCGGCAACAACCGGAATGATCGGGCGCTTATCATTAAGCGCCAATGATGTTATAACCGTTTATGTCAAGAGCGATAACGGAAGCGGCGCTTCGCTTACGCCGCGCCAATTGCAATTGACATTGCAAAGTTTGAGCCTGCTTACTTAACATGAAATCATAACTATGACTTTTCCCGGCGTTTTAACACAAGCGCAATTGAATGCCCTACGCGATGGTGGATATTATGCTGATTGTTATCTATTGGTCTGGGATGCTCCGATCATTTTCCAGGCTCAGATTAACCAGGCTACTTTCAGTTCATCCTTTGCGACATTAACTTACGATAATGTTACTATCGGCGCATACACTGATATAAGGTCGGATTATTTATGCTATGTGGGAAGCGTCGAGGGCGATTTATTAAATGCCGAACATCGATTCCGCATCAGGGCGGATAACAGTTACGACGTGGCGACATCCAGTGTCATAAACATTAATGAAACCAGCGCCGATTTGTCGGATAATTGGTATATCATGGTTGTAAAGGATATTCCGCCTAACGCCAAAATCCCGCGCACGATTACGGGAACTGAACCTGCTAATTACACCTATCCTCGTGATTATGAAATTACCTTTCGTCGATTATTGCCGATACTTTATAATGTAAGCCCATATTATGCGGGCGTTTTGCAAGATGGAATATTCGATTTACCATTAGCTCCCCTGGCTTTATTGACCGACAATGACGCAACGGGCGTTTCGACGTGGGCGTGGGATATTGATGGGCTGGCCTTTGAGAGCGGCGGCGCGTCAACTCAAAATGTCACCGTTCGCGCAACTGAACCGGGGAAGTATCTGTTGCGCGTTACAGCGACAGATAATTTAGGTCAGCAGGGTTATTTCACCATTAAATTATGGATTGTTCCGCAAGATCGCTCTGAGATAATTCATTTAAGTTTTGATGCACCTCAGATCACAGGGGATGTAATCAACGGATGGACATGTTCAATCCGCGCTAATTTTATTGATCGAACATCGCCATTAACCCGTATTGACCAATGGCCTAATCGCCTGGATTGCGCTATCTGGCTTGACGGCAATATGCCAACCATTACCAATGGCCTTGTTTTCGCCGGGCGCTTTGAACGCGAATCGTTGGATACAACCTATGATAGCAACGGCGTTCAATTATTGAGTGCATCTTTCAAGATAGAAGGTCTGACCGCTAGAATGCTACGGCTTATCAGTCGTCGTATTCAAATGACGCAAAGCGCCGCGCCTTCCGTTTTTGGGGAAATCGAAACATTGACAGTTTGGCGAGCGATTAGCTATTTTCTGACCGAACACACAGTTATCCCTAATATCGCGCCAATTGTTTTTAGCGATACATCAGATAAATTTCAATGGCCGCGCTTTTCATCCGGCGATAGCAGCGCCTTAGAAAGCATTAACGATGTATTGTTTACTATTAATGCGTCATTTATGACTTCCCCAACAGGCGTTATTGAAATTGCGCGTAAAGCATGGATGATTTCTGACAGCGACAGAAACGCCTTGCCTGTAATTGGTAATTTCACTACCCAAGATATGATGGTTGATGCTAGCGGCGGGTTGCTGTTTAACACCTCATCTGAATATACGCCTGTTATAGGACGGGAATTAGGTGGTGGTGGCTACTATATCACGGCAACTGGAGGCGAGCAGGTTTTACGAGCTTTAACGCCCTCGGTAGCCCAAAGCGAGGGGCAGGAAAGAGCGACAGTTGACCGCCAGATTTTGGCGCGAAATAGCGCGTTATCGGCGGCCAAAACAGAATTAGGACAACGAACAGCAGATGACCGGGCAGCCAGGCAGCCGCAAACAATTCTGCGAACTAGAATGCCCGCCAGTTATATTCAAGCGGTAATCCCGCATGACGCTAAATGGTATACATGGACAATTAACGCCGATGAAACGCCAGATGGCAGCAGCTATACCACTTCTGATAGATGGACGTGCCAGAGCGTCTCTATCGGATATGACCAGGAAAACGGTATTCCTACTTTAGACGCTGTTTTCAAATTGGAAACACAAGGTGTTGGTTTTCAAACTGTTGTAACTACTCCCCCCATTGGACAGGTAAGACTCTTTAATCCCGTTGTTCCAGTTGCGCCCGTTTACGCGGCGTTCCCGGAATTGCCGGAAGCGGTTGCGCCTGACCCGTCAAATATTGAAATTGGTGATATTCCGCCTTACACGCCAGACGATGTTGACAAGGCCACGAAGCCGGAAGACCCGCATTCATCCGGCGGCGGTGTTGGCGGTGTTGGTGGTTTTGGCGAACGGGCTGGAGTACGCGCAAAGGCGGTTGTTATCTGGGACGCTAGCACAGTATGGGATGTTAATGATGTTCGATTATTGCAACGTTCAATGATATTACGCCGTCTAGCGTTACGGGAACGATAAATCACGTAAAACTAGATAAATTGTCTACTCAAAGTTGGGCAATATCCGATGATGGAACAGACTCGAAATTTTGGTACGCTGACCCTTATCCGGGCTTGTGGAAATCTGTGGATTTAGAAGGAAAGACATATAAACTTATTGCTCCTACCGCGCAATTAGATAAACTTTATGTATACGCGGCGGGAACTGCTGGCACGCCTACTGAATATGATTTCTCCATCGACCAGCAAGGATGGATACTAGGCGATGGTCGCATAACTCCGGCGGGCGGCGTGTATATAACTGCTTCATATTGGACACATACAGACCAGAAGCAGGGCTTTACATTTGGGCGTACTTGCCAGATAAATATTACATTCCCTTCAACTACGATTACCAGTGTAGAAATGGAATACGATTATGAAAAGGGATATTTTGAAACAGATGAATTTATTGCTTCTCGAATATGGATAGGAAATCCTACCGCCGATGCCTTTACGCTCACGGCAGCTGAAATTGAAACCGGATTGCCCCGTATTGATCGTTGGGAAGGAAATGAAACAGGCATTACTAATGTTGCTATTTTTATTCGTTCCTCAGCGACAACCAGTGCGGCAACTGTTCCGCGTTATAGCGGTGCGGTTCGCATTTATGCAGTTACTTTAAATGCTGGGTTCGCTCAGACACGCTATAGTATTGACGGTGGTATCTCTTTTGATGATTCTGTTTTCGTTGGCGAATCGCCGCCAACAGGCAATGAAGCCGGCGTGGCAACTATCCCTGCGACGGTTAATGATAAAATCCTGGCCGCTCAAAAGAACAAAATCATGGAAGCCAGCGCGGGCGGCGAATACTCCGATGAAGCGGACGGCGCGACTACCGGGTCATTCGCCCTTGCTATTGCCGCATTAAGCTCCGGGAGTAGTGATTACATTTACGCAACCAAAGCGGCCATAGGCGGAGAGAN